CTTCAGGGTTAACCCCTTTGGCTAACCCTTTCAATTTCCAGGAATATAATTTGTTTTCCATCTCAAATATTTATTTGGTTTCAACTAACTCGAAACGACCATAATTGAATTTACCTTTCTCAGGTCTCATTTCACCTATTCCGCAACCATAACCGGCAGCTTTTACGAGTTGATAAATCTGGTCAAGGCTTATAACACCTTCATTGAATTCGATAGATAGCTCAGCATCCCAATTCAAATACTCAGGCCTGTAACGAATGTCAGCAGATCCCATACCGACACGCACCATATCTGTACGCATTCTTGAATCCCCTTTTATCTTAACAAGTTGTGTTTCTTCACAATCTGCATTTATAAAGAAAGCCGTCTGGGTATCTTTCATAACCATGCCTATTATCTTTGCGCCACGAGTCATTGCAGCCTTAAATCCTGCGGCCGGAAATCCATCCCATCCCTGCGGGCTTATATGCCTTGCCTGATTGTAATCTTCTTCTGGATTACGAATAGCATGCTTTTTGTTCTTAGCCTTACCAGCCTGTTTGTCGGCCATTTCTCTTTTTGCTTTTTCACTCCATTTGTGAACTATCAATGGAGAAATACTTGTGATAGGAATTACCACTTCTCTAATACTAAATTCTTTTACTTCAACTGATTTTTGCGTTGCCATAATTTTATGAATTAAAAAGCCCGTTCAATGTAATGGCTAACCAGATGGGAATCTGCATTACATCTACTAAGGCTTTATGTTTCATAATTTTCCCATTTTGAACGTTAGCTAAGACAAATATATAAAGAGAAAATGAATAAAGCAAATTTATTTTAGTATCCCGCCCCCATGTACTACCACTTCACATCCTTTATTCTTGAGTGCTGTTCTGAGATGCTGAAAGTGTATCTTAATCTTAGCGCAGAGAGTACCGTTAAGGTGTGGATGATTAGTCATATCAACGCCAAATAAGTGTATTTCAGTGGCCCCGTAATACCAGAATGCTACCTGACAAGCAACGTATGGACTAAAGAATGACTTTACCATAACGTACGGCTCAAGTATGCACGCTCCGTCAGGGTATCCAGGTTTGATATTAAGCTTAACAAAATCGCTGCGAGTATCCCAGTTCACTATTTGAGAATAGAACGCCTCAGGTTTGCTGTTATTGATAACCTTTAACCGATCAGGAGTAAATGCCTTAGTCTTATCTAGGCAGACTATCACATCGGTTTCGTAGAATCTCCAAATATCGTTGACTCCGATCACCTTATCAAAGCCGTCAGGTTTGAATAAATCCTTTGAAGGGCCAATACCAAGTACTGCTATAATTCCCATCCCTGTTCGATTTCTTGTTTGCCTCTTTTAACTCTTGACTTTCTGGTCCCGGCTGTATCGTGTTTAATCCATTCGCCGGGAACGGCTGACCAAACAAATCCTTTACCATGAGTATGTCCTAATCCCGGAAACCGTTTGATTATTTTATCAGTCAATCCTTTCAAATGAATATCCCGAGCAGCCTTAAAACAAGGGGCCCCGTGGTGAACATAAGGAGCGAACTTATAATACTCTGAGATCTGTAATAGATGGAAAAAAGGATGTAGCATGTACATAAAAGGCTGATTTTTATGCTGTGGCTTAGCCCCGTATTCATAACCGTCATATGCAGACTTTTCCAGATACCCGACTCCATAAGTATCTGGCTCCATCATATCAAGCATCTTCTGTACAGGGCTTTTAAGCATCACTATATCTGAATCAAATATCAGAGCAAACTTAGTTTCACATTCCTTAATTCCCATATGCATCCCTCTACCGTGTCCTATATTATAGCCACACGGGTAAACATCTGTAACATCTGAAGCCAATGATATTGCGTATGAGTAGCATGGATCAGTTTTATCCGAGCCGTCAATTATCATGATCTTCATATCAGGGTGGAATTTCCTGACAGATTTAATGGCGTTTTGTAGTAAATCTCGAGTGTTGTGGCTTACTACTATTGCTGTAATATCCTTGATAGAATTTTGCATCTTTTCCTATATGTTTTGTTAAAAAATTCATTGATAAGTCATTCGACATAGCCATTGCAAGTCTGTGGCCTGCTCCTATTCCGCCCCTTCCTGGCATCCCTTTCATGCCCAGCGATAAGAAGTCCTCAAAAAACAGATGTTTGTTCTTACCTAATTTCCACGCCTTGGCATCTATGAATTTATCAGGATAACAAAGCTCAAATGTTGGAATGAAATCATAAGTAAATGCTGTCTGAAACAGGCTTGCATGATGCCGGTTTGGGTTAGTAATAAACCTTCGCCACTGAACATTATAATATATCGTGTTGGTTTCTCCCAGTAGATCATAATCACCCATTCGGGCCATCATTCGCTCAAGGTAAACGGGCTTATAATAGTCGTCATCTTCGATAATAAATATAGCCTCAATGTCGTCTTTCGTGTAAGTCTTTTTAACATAATCAATCCCGGCCTTTATATTTCTAGCCTGAGTGTTCTTTCCTGACCATACAGGAGTAGGGTAGATTTTAACGATTGTCCAGCGTTTCATAAATACGTAACCGTCATCTTGTATTGTCGAGGGGAGTGCGTCATCTACTATTATCCAGACCACTTCGCCTTGATATGTTTGTCTATTCATCCATCGTTTACATAATTCAAATTGAGACTTTCGGGCTCCGGTCGGCGTAATCAGTGCAATCATATTCTAATCTTTTGTATGTATTTATAATCTTCTGTTTTCCTGATGTCAATTAACTCGTCCCTTCTCCATATCCAGCCCCTTTTATGGCCCTCTATGTAATGTACTCCATAGTTCCTGTCCAGCCCTGCATTCCATGCCTTTCTCCTTCGTTTAAATGTATCCTCTCTTTCACCAGCTGGCTTGCAGTTACCATAATTAACAAGTACCCCTTTAGCTTCAAATATCTTTCTCCCTTTGATCTGGATAGAATCGGCCTCAAATCCAAACGGATCCTGAAACTTACTTATCATATAAAGCCTATTACCTTTTCGTGCATGGAAATAGTTTTCGTGCAAAGGATATGCTGGCGGCTCCCCTGTATTATGCATGTTATAATGTTGAACTCCTATCATGTTATAGCCGTTCTTGTCAGCCCTTTCGATAGTTTTTCTGATAGTCGAGTTAAAGGAATAGAATATATCAATCCCGGTATAAACTACCCAGTCAGGTTTTGATCTGTTTATTTCATCGACTAATCCTTTTTGTAACTTCAGTAGGTGAAACATTCCACCTGTAGGACAAACTTCTGTTCTTACATTATTCTCGGTAAGCCATTCGCTGGTTCCATCTGATGAATGATTATCCAGAACAAATATATCACACCCCTGATCTCTGTAATATTTCACAAAGCTTGGGATCAACTTCATTTCATTATAGGCGAATGCTACGGCAAGTATTTTCATAATTCTATTGGTCTGAATGTAACTCCTAATTCCATGATCTTTGAATTATCAACATCAAAATTATAAATGTCTCCGGGGAGTGAGTTTGTATATTTGTATCTAATTTTCTTATTATATTTTACTCCTAGTAAATCAGCTAACTCAATTACTGATGTCTGTTTACCTGAAGCACAATTATAAATCTTACCTTCAGATTTCGACTCGTGCCATGACTGTATATTAGCCTTGACAATATCAGAGACATGAGTAAAGACCCTCTTTTGTGTACCGTCTCCATGTATAGTAATCGGTTCCTGGGCCTGTACTTTCCTTTTGAAAATAGCAACTACTCCGCCTGTATCCTGACTACTTTCCTGCCTTTCGCCGTAAACATGAAAGTACCTGAGAACGGTTGTGTTAAGTCCTTCGAATTTATGGAAGTACTGAACATAATTCTCCCCAGACATTTTGCTAATTCCGTAGATGCTTACTGGGTTTCTTGGGGTGTCCTCGGTTATCCTTCCATCAACTTCGCCATAAACTGATCCAGTTGAGGCATGAATAAACTTACTAACATTATTATCAACACATGCTCTTAGCAGTCTATAAGTTCCGATACCGTTAACTTTCATATCCCTGGCAGGATCTTTCAGACATACGTTTTTCTTTGATGCAGCGTTATGAAATACAGCGTCAACGCCTTTAAGCATATGAGACCATTGATTTGTCTTATATAAATCGGCTTGTAAGAATATAACTCCCTCAGGGATATTACTTTCATACCCTGCCGATAAATCATCCAGCCCTATTACTACAACATCCCTGCGTATCAACTCCTCTGCAATGTGACTGCCAATAAAGCCTGCAACTCCTGTAACTAATACTTTTATCATACCTAAAATAGTTTACCAAATTTATAATCCCAACTTTCAGGAGTGAACTTTCCTGATCCTGAATTAGGGTAGTGAGTTAGTTCACCAAAATATATCCTGCCTTTGATGTTATACAGATCCACCCTGACATAATTGAAGGGCTCTGATAACTTTTCGGCTATCTCTATCATCCGTTCGTAATTCATCGGCTTACTCACGTCCTTGCCTAGAGGCTGCTGTAAACTGAATGGGAGCTTATTCCAGTTTGGGTCGTAATTAGTATTTGATCGGTCAAGGCTCCCTATATGTGCAGCGTTATAGACTCCCACCCAGGCACATTTTCCATGTATCATATGGAACTTATAGTCCAAAGGACATGAATCGATAAGTTTCTGAACAATGATTTTAGGCTTTATCTGAGATGTACACCATACGAATCTACTCTTTCCGTAATGAGTTTCCTTGAGCCATACTCTGCATGTTGCAATTACCTTAACCCTATCAAACACTCCTTTAATATGAAACAGACTACCTGATAATTGATTGGGCTTTATTATATATTCATCAGGTAGCTTATCAAAAGGAATCGTATCAGGATCATCAGTTATATGATAGTTCTCAATTAGTATTTCCTCAAATCCATGATCTTTGACATACTCATTTACAGCCACCTTATCTGTTGTCTGAACTAATAGGTCATTTTTAACGAACATCTTATTATTAAGCACATGCTCTGAAAATGATTTAGGGTTCATTATATCAGGATAATATCCTAGTTTGGTTTGAGCATATCGGGACTCAACCAGTACACGGTTAGGAGTAGTCATAACACGATAGATTTTATCGGTTTATCTGATAGAGAGAAAAATAATAAGTGAACAGTATCGCCTATCTCAAAATGATTAGCCGCTCCGCCGTTAACTTCACATGCTCCTGATCCTCTTTTTCCGGGAATTAAGTATGTCATTATGCGACTCATTCCATATTTGGAATTAACAAATACCTGCTCCCCGGTTACTACTCCGAGCTTATCCATTAAGTCCTGGTCAAGTGTAAGACTACCCTTATATTCAACCTCGCATCCTGTAATATTAAGTGTCGTTTTAGCCTTTAAATAAGTGTTCATATATACGCTTCCATTTTTTTGCTATTGATTTATAACCATGAATATTGTCACACCATGTTTTTGTTTCCATACTCCACTTATTCCCATCTCTTAATTTCAGTATGACCTGTTTTGCTGTTTCATAAGGATCTGATTGATCCTGATTCAGTATAGGACATCCGTTTAACTGTCCTTTGCCTTGCTTAATTGCCATTGGAGATAACCAGTTGACAACAGGTATACCCCACTGCATTGCTTCAAGGGCTGAGTTACCATAGAATCCAACCATGAACTGATCGAAATACACCGTGCATTTCTTCTTTAATTCGAGGCTTGTTTGAAAATCAACTCCCTGGATTATCTGCGCATCACAATCAATTAATTGCTTTAATACGTCAAACACTTTTTGTACAAATACGGTTCCTTTCCTTGCTGCCGTGCTAGGTATATGTAGGAATAAAGGTCTTTCTTTAGGCTCCCAAATATTAGGCTTCTCATCTGAGTCGATAGGATGCGGAGTCCATATATCAGAATACTCAGGATATAAGAGATCGGTTTCAAATGACGTTTTAAGAGTTGCCCTGGTGTAATCAACCCAGCTATACGCCCCTAGTCCTCCGTGTTCCTTTTTACGAAAGAACGATCCAGAAACAGTAATAATTATAGGCTTGTCAGGGATAGCTAATCCTAAATACCCATCTACAGGCGGCCAATCGCCTTTAAAGTGAAGTATATCGGCCTCGTTTACAAGCCCCTGAACGGCTGGGCGGTTGGATGAGACTACTAAATTGTGGATAGGATGCTTTAGATTATTATCGGGCTTACCTGTGAATAAATTAATATCAATATCGGTGTGCCGTTTTATTGCATGGAATGTTTTATATCCTGACCCCGCATAGTCAATAGTCGATAGCATGATTACTTTCATGCTTCTGCCTCCATTTTTTTAATTATTGCATACACCCAATTTTCAGAAACCCTATTATCCGTTGCTGCACAAAGCACAGCTATACTAACCTTGCTACCTGTCTTTCTGTAATAGTCATACCGGGAATAGATTAGCCAATGTTTTAAAACGCTGTAAGATGTAATACCTATTTTAACATCTTTTTTAATCCTCTCATAATTCTTGCCTATGTATTCAAATACTGTCATATGATTGCCCTTACTTCTACTTTTGTTTTATCGTGTGTTCTTGCGTTTATATCCTCAACTGTTACAATCGGATTTGGTAGTTCGCTTATAGCCAGTGCAAGTGCCTCAGGAGTCAAAGCGTTTTGATTTGGCGCAGCGTTAAGATCTGCCTGAGTCAACTGGGGCTGAGTAAAGAATGTCGCACTAACGGGAGCGGCTAACGCTCGAGGCTGTTGTGCCTTAATTGGCGTTGGTGCTGCTCCGCCTCCACCACCTTCGCCTGGGATATCAACCGCTAGTATCTTCTTGACACTTGCTATCCCTGTTGCTACGGCTGCCCCTGCGGCTGCTACAGCAAGAACAGGTCCAGCGATAGGTATTCCGACCATAGATTTGTAAGCCTGCATAGCGGCTTCATATGTAGCGATTGTTGTACTTGCCACTGCAGCGGCCTTTCCTATTGCTGTGTTTTCTCCAAATATCTGAGCGATGTTCGCAGCAAATCCACCGTACAAAGCAAGTTTAGCATCTGATTCCTGTTGATCTATCTGTGATCTCAGCAGAGCATACTTTTCATATATAAGATTAGTCTCAATACCTGTGCCGTCAGCTGCTTCTATCTCAGCATTCATTAACATTTCAAGCCGCTGCATTTCAACATCAAACAGATCGGTACTTGATAGTTCAGCTATTTGTAATCTCAGTTCAGCATTAGTTAATAGGCTATTCTTTTCGATGTCAGCGATCTCAGCATCTATCTGTCTCTCGATAGCGTATTGTTCACGCAGTAGATCGGCCTCTGCTTTTGCTTTTGCTTCCAGTATTTTAAGCTCTTTTGCAGCTTTACTGGCTGCGTCATCCTCTAGCTTTTCCCTCTCTTTAGCGGCCTTTAAGTCTAATGCTGCAACGGCCTGAAGATATTTCTCTCGCAGTAGCAATCTCTGGTTATTGGTTAATTCAATATTTTCAAGATCAGCAGCTAATTCATCAGCTAATACCTGCTTCATTGCTTTAATATCATCTTTGGCCTGTAGTTTACGGAGTTCAAGCAGTACACGCCTATCGGCTTCTGCTAACTTCTCAGCAAGTTCAAGGGCGTCAATAGCTGCTTGAGCATCAATAAGTTTTTGTTTTTTCGCTCTTGCTATCTCTGCCTCCTCTTTTAATCTTGCTTCATTAGCTTTCTTTTCAATATCCCTTCTTTTTTGCTCAACAGCCTGAAATTTATCAAGCATTTCTTGAACCTGTTTATTTGTAGTCTGTCTTGCTGCTGACCATGATCCAATGAATCCCTGTCCGGTATCCCTGAATAGTTTAGCTCTTGACAGAAAGTTATCAATCTGTTTTGTCTCAAATAAAGAATCTAGCGCAGGTTTGCCGTCTGTATTTATCATTGAAACCAGATCGGTTAAAGACTCTATGTATTCCTGTAGCTCCCCTGTTGACTGTCCTGTTCTCAGGATCAAGCCTTCCCATGCTGATTTGAATATAGTCATAGAACCGGAAACATTGTCAAGCATTGTATCAGCCATGTCTTTTGTCACCCCGTCAGCGGCGGTAAGTTCTTCGGTATATTCAACGATAGTGTCAGTATTTTCAGCAAGTATTAGTCCGGCAACAGCTCCACGTTTACCAAATAAATCGAATGATGTGGCTGCGGCATTCTGTGATGAGCTAATTTTATTCATAGCCTCATCCCATGTCAAGCCTCTTTTAGATAGCTCAAGATATATATTCCTTAATGATGTTCCTGATGTTGAAGCGTCAAGTCCAGCATTAGCCAAAGTCCCTAATTCGGCTGTTGTTCTTTGTAGAGAATTCCCAAACGAGGCCGCAACAGGTCCAGCCTTTGACATACCGACTTTAAATTTCTCCATGTCCAGAGCAGAGGTACTGAAACCAAGTGACATAGTATCCACCACCATTGCTGACTCTGTGGCGTCAAGATTGAACTGTCTCATGGTTGATCCTACGATGGATGCTGTTTCTGATAATTCTGAGCCTGAAGCAGCTGCAAGATCAAGTGTATCTCTTGTGATGTTCTTGATCTCAAACATCGTAAAGCCTAATTTGGCATATTCTTTCTGAAGCCCCGCAACCTCTGTAGCTGTAAACTTAGTAGCTGAACCAAGCTCAATAGCACTCTGGCGCAGTTCAACCATCTCATCTTTAGTCACCCTTAAGATAGCCTGAACTGTGGACATTGATTTTTCAAAGTTGAACGTGGTCTTAAAGCCGTTCTTTATAACATTAAAAAAGGCTCTTAATATTATAGTCCCTGCTGAAAACACTCCCATTGTCTGCAATAAGCTTTTGCCCATTTTTGCAAGACTTGCCGAGTAGCGTCCAACGTTTGAGCGTCCGTCCTTTTGCGCTCCATCGTAAGCTATGACAGCTCCTTTTGCCTGTGCCAGTGCCTGCTTTTGCTTAATATAGTCAGCAGATAATACCCTAACACCTTTTGAATTTGCTACAATCGTATTTGTTAGCTTTCCCAATCGTTGTTGTTCGATTGCGACTATTGCATTAAGCTGCTTTCTGCTACCTACGTTTGAAAGGTTAGCCTGTGTTTGCAGGTCAACAAGTTTCTTCGACTTACGGTATTCTGCTTGAGCATTCCGGAGAGCTGCATTGCTTTTTTCAATCTCTGCTGTTGTAGCCTTGCCTCCGGCTTTTAGTTTTTCATTACTAGCCTTGAGAGTATCAACATTTTTCTTCGCATTAGCAGCCTCTTTGGAATACTTGTCAAGGTTGCTTTCTACATTTATGAGATATTTTTTCTGTTCTGTTGCCATGGCTATAATTTTATTAGATCAATTGTACACAACTTACCAGGAACATAGTTATTGATTTTGTTAACATAAAAATATGCCTTGTATTGGCTTAAGTAAATCGGTATGTAATGCTTTAATCCTGCCACTTCATAAACAGGTAGATTGAACTTAGCCCTACGCAGGTTAGTTTTTGTCAGCAACCTTGAAAGGGATGGATAGTAATTATAAACAAGCTGAGAAAATGATACCTCAATAGATGAAGCCTTTCTGGGGCTTGTAATATCTATTTCTCCTCCGGGTGCTACTGTTGGTCTTAGCCCTAGTGTTTTCTCATAAGCCGGTGAAGCTACAGATCTGACATGATCGACATAAACAATTCGTGGGTCGATGTATTCCTTGCTATCGTATACTGATGTGTCTGGGTTGAATTCATTAAATGCGATCCTTGACACATCAACACTGAATATATTATCCAGTATAGTTACCTCATCGCATGTTGATACAGGTACTTCCATAACATCTTTTTCGGCCGGTAGCGTCTCATCATTGATATGCATTGAACCAAGTCCCTGATCGCCTATAACATCTTCAGAATCCTTGTATCTCAAATAATTATCCTGAGCATAATCGCCAAACTTAAACTCCCCTTCGTCGTCTCTCTCTGATAAGTAGTCAGACCAATCACGGGCAATAGCGATATTATCATACAGATCGGTATAGTTCCAAAACAGAATCTTACGGTCCCGAGGCGTTACATCAGGAATGAGACCAAACATATTACATATTAGCTTAATGAAATCTGTCTGTGATAGGTCGGGCAAATTGATATGAGGAGTCATGACGCTACCAAACTCATCACTATCTTGAGTTATTGAGACAACTGATATTTCGTAAAACCGTATAGCATCTTGAGGATTGATATAGAATGTTGCCTGCGCATCAGTTAGTCCAGTGTATTCGCATTCGTATATTGTGTCTCCTGTTCCTGAGTCATAGACTAAAATCATGTCCTTATTATACGCTGCTGCTATGTATAGGTAAGCACCAGGAAGGGCTCCATCAAACTGAGCAAATATGCTTACCCGGAATTTATATGTAGCATCGAAAGGCAGAACATATATAGCAGATGAATCAAACAATCCACCGTCACCGTTTAGTATTGTGATTATTCCATTTAGAAAGTTAAGGGGTGCGGGAGCTATTGTAAAGTCTCGCCTCCCCCTCCATACCCCTGAATACAAATAAGACTCAGTAATGCTATTAGAGATATTCCTGTTTACTATCGGAAGGAATAACTTATCAAACGTGTCATCAGTCAGTATACTACCTTCGCAGATATACCCTGCGTTTACGAATATCTCATCCCAGATAGCTTTTACTTTTATAAAGGGCCATATCCATCCGCCATACATATCTACCGTATCTCCGTCATCTTCATCAGGTGTAATACCTCCATCCTCTGAGGGTTCACAAAGCGGATAAACATAATCAAGATCAGCAGCATGAGAAGCTACCATAGTCGCAACGTTCCATGTATGATTTGTCGAGGCCAAAGTAAGCTCTGATATTTTCAAGTTATCTATTGTCTCAAATAAGTTTTTGTTTCCTGATAGGATTGACACATAATAATACTGGTCATCTACCTTGTTAACGTACAGGGTTCCGCCTGTTATTATCTCAATATGATCTGATATTAATTTGCAATCATGAGCCACAAATGGGAATGTAGTATTTATCCCTGTCTCCCCTGATAGCTCAAACAGTGCTTTCATCTCACGGGTCTTCCGTACCTTGAACTGAGCAGTAAAGTCGCTCTGCCTATCCTGCATCTCTGCAATATCATTTGTCTGTTTATTGATAGGTACTACCTCGTTAACGTCAAGATCGCAAAGTGTGTCTCCAAGATACAGCTCAAGTGACTTATGAAATACTGACGAACTATCAGGTAGTTCTTTGCGGGTGGCTTCAAAACCAATATAGAATCCTCTGTCTATTCCTTCCCTTAAGCCATGATAGCCCCTGGTTATGTCCACTTCTCTCCACACCTTACCCTCATACTGCTCAACTTTCTCGGCCATTAGTATGCCTGTGAAGCCGTCAATGTTTCCGGGTGTTATTCCTTCAGTAACTATTTGGTATGAGTACAATGCTTTTAATCTTGTTGGTCTTTCGATCTTGGATATAACTGAGAAGAAATTAGTGGTCTGAGTTCCAAGGCTCTCGGTCTGCATCTTAATTTCATAGTCGTCAGTGAAGTTGAAATAGTGCCAGCCATTAAACCACCATCGAAGGTAAACTCCTATAGCACATTGTGATATTAATATTGTAAGTGGAACAGGAGTTGAGATAGTAATCTCTTCACCGGCCTCTGTTAATATCGGATCGCCGTCGTCAGTCAGTAATATACCGTCTGCTAATTCTCTATTTACTCCTATTCTCATCTTTTTAATGTACTATACAAACCGGGTCAGGATCTCCACCCGTTCGATAAAATGCTCCTGCTGTTAATCCTCCTACGATTGCTGCTGCATTATTAGCATAAACAGGTATTCCTACAACTTGTAATTTTGATGTGGGTGTCACTGTTCCGATTCCTACATTTCCTGCACTATCAATAATTAATCTTTCAGCAGGTGCAATATTATCATAGATTCTAAATGAATTACTTTGAGTATAGGCACTATAACTTCCTGCTGTATTAGTGAGCTTAAAAGCAGCAGCATTACCGTCTCCTGTTTCAACCTCTACTCTTGCGGATCCTATAGCTTTATAAACATGTAATTTCTCTTGTGGAGCTACGGTTCCTATCCCTACATTACCATAAATAGCTAGGGCAGCGAGTAGTTCTGAAACGGTAGAATACTCTGTCGCTCCTGTTGTTATATTATGAATAAGCAGTTTATCAGTTGTTAATACTGCTGCTCTATGTCCGAGGTCACTTGGAAATTTTGGCATAACTTTTATTTTAGTAAATTATAAATCTTATTGTATATCATTGACAGAAACATTCCTGCTGAAGCAAAGAACAAATGCTCAAAGAAATTGTATCCGTCTACAAATAACAGGTAGTACCAAAAGCAAGCCTGACCTGTAAAACATAGATAGCATCCTCCCAGCGGGTAGCTTATAGAATCAGGAAGCTTAGTTATCAACTTGTAGTACCAGTGAAATATAGATTTTTCTTTCCCAGCTAATGTTGCGAACATAAAAGCTATCAGCGATATTTTAATAATTTCAATCATAATTTATAAATCATCACATATTTTTGCTGCACTATCAACGTGTCCTGGCTGTCCAATTATGAAGTTAGTATTTGCCTGGCCAGTCCCAATCAGGATACTTGTTGTTCCTAACCATGCAATAACATTACTCCAAACTTGACCTGTTGATTGATCGATAGGCGCAGCTTCATAATATGTTGTTCCAGCTCCATCAACGTAGAATATAAAACCACTTGCCGGACCTATATCACCCGCTACATAAGCTCCTATTGCTGCAACAAATGTACGACAAGCTCTAACATAGTAAGATGTATTTTTAGATGCAGTTAGGGCAGCACCTGTACCAAAATCCCTGGCACTCCCGCTGCCTAAGTTAACTTCACTAGATGACCAGTATCTTGTATTTGAGAAACCACCAAGTCCTGCCGTATGCAAGATGTTATACATTGTAACCAAATCATTTCTTGAAGGCAAGAACCAATCATGGAAGTCCGTTGGTGCAACTTCATCCTTAATAAGCCGTACACTCATATACATCGGATCAAGGGCTGGCACAACATCGGCAAGGGGAGAATATAATAATACTCCATCAGTGAACTTAAGTAAGTAGCACCACGCATTACCGTCAGCTGATTGCATCCAGTAATAGCCTGTCTGATCTTTCAGTAAGAACTTATAAGTACCTGAGGCTCCATCGTACCAGTGCCATCCACCTCCCACGAAAGTTAGTCCGCTTGTATTATCTGCATCAGTGTTTGGTAGTATCCAATGTGCGGCCCCTGCTTCTTTAAGGTGTCCTCCGGCGGCTGCGGCTCCTCCAAGATATCCCATTAGCGTTGCCCAATCTGCCGGAGTAGGTATGCGCCATCCCTCGGGAACGAATCCTGGTGACATGATTTGAGCCTTGGTATATAACCCTCCGTATAATTCCCGGAAGCTCTCATTATCATCATATATTTTACTACCAGGATAATCGGCTCCCCAGTTAGCGCACATCCATATTTGAGTACCTACTATTTTCTCACAGTAGCCCTCAAATGCTGGTGGATCAATTACAGGAACTGGCAGTACAGGTGTGAAGCCTGTATCGCCTGATATTTCTTTGCTTCCGATAACGACTATAAAATCAATCTCTGCACCCAGTACGCTTTCGTTATATACTGTTACGCTCCCCGGCTCAATCCTTACGTGCTTCCATCCATTATCGGTAAGTAAATAAACTTCACGGGTATTCATTATTGTTCTTACAGCATCGGCCTCTCCCCGGGATAGTTGCCCTGAACCTAGCTTTATCTGACGAGTACCGATGGTGAAGTAGTTTTCTCCCTCTGTCTCTATACCGTATTGTCCAGGTCTGAAGAACCAATAGTGCCAGCCGTTATAATACCAACGAAGGTAATAACCATCACAGGCCGTTCTTATCGGTATGCGTACAAGTTTATATAAATCCTTTCCCCAACCCATTATTATTTCAATTCCTGATTATGAATATATTTTTTATATCCCAATCCTATTCCAACAAATGTCATTCTTGGTATTTGATACTCCCATGTCAGAGATGGATATTTAATCAATAATAAATGATGCCCTGGAATATATGTCTCTATAAATCCTATACCTGTCCCGCTTATGATTATATAATAAGGATTTTTTGTATAGCAACCTGGACTCATTTTATAGACCTCCCCAATTTTAAAATCAGCAGGCGTTCTGCCTGTTAGGTTAGAAACAGCCCTTTTTGCATCTGATCTCTTCTTTCTTTTTAAAACCGTAAATGGATTTTTCATTACTTCTCTGTTTTTGTTTGTTATGGTGTTGTTATTTCTGCTGTCATATGATCAGCATTCTCTGGTATCTCAGTCTCGTCAATATTCAAACTACAGATATATCCTTCAAGATCATCAGCCGGTACATCTTCGTCAATCGTATCAAGCAGTAAATTATTTGAATCGTATATCTTGATCTGAACATGAATATCTGATACTGGTGAAATCTCAGCCACCTCAGGCATGATAAAGGATAGGTCGAATGGTAGTCCAAGAAAGTAAACAGGTCGGTCAAAGGCATTAAAAAACGGTGCATCATTAAGCTCATCAGCAACGTACTCATGTAGATTTGATCCCTGTTCTTCGCTTCGTACTGACTCACCATAGTACCAGTCAATTAGTATAGGAGGTGAAGCAGGAGGTGAAGTTATCGCAACGCCCTCCCAGTCATTATCTGAGCCATACCATGCGGCCCTGTACTCGAAATTGAATCTGCCTGACTTGGTAGGTTCACTCATTATCCGATCAGTGTAATCACCTGTTTTACCCAGTGCCGTTACTATCCTTAGAATACCCGATACATCTAAGTCTCCATATCCGAATGAATCAGGGGAGGCTATAATAGTGAGCGGATAGATAATATCATCGATTGTCAACCTGCCTTCAAAATAATACCCTCCATAAAGTGAGTTATCATTGAGATATGTAATGTTCATTGTAGCTACCCATACAATATCAGTATCAATTACCCTGAGTGTCACATCAACATTCGTTACTGCGCCCACGTACATCTGATTAGTTGCAGAACAATAAACAGCTATCACATTCTCATCGCTACCGATGTAATCTTCACCAACGGTCAGCCTTAAAAACCCTGCATTATCTGCACCAACACATACCCAATCAGTCCTGAGGAACCTGAAGTTGTTCGGGCTTTCCGTTGCGAGCCATCTGCATATCACAGCAGGATCGGCAGGATCGGCATATTCGGGTGTTGAAATTAGTGTAATCATTTTAAGTCTTAGTTATATTGAATCCAAATAATCTAATACATACCGACAATCCAAATATCCTATTTCCCTGGAAGCCCAAACGTCTACTAAAAAGACATTTGCTTACTCGCCTAATAGAAATACTAAATGGTTCTTGATATCCAGGATGACATTCTTTTAAAAAATCTGTTGTTACTTTAGGACATTCAATCATTTCAATGTTTTTATAAATTCAGTTATCTCATTCAGTAGTTTCTCAGATAGGATGATTTGCTTGTGCCACCAAGGACATTCAGGATAATAACAGTACTGCTCAATCATCATATCCCATTTTAGTACTCCAATTACAGCAACATTCTCAACCTCCGGATAGTCATAACCTTTATGAAAAGCGTTCCATGACGGCTTACCGTCAATAACTTTGCCCTCTTCAAATCTTAATATAGCGCTGGTTATATGATAATTCATATTATCTCCATTGTTATTCTGTGTAGCTCAGTACCTATCTTAGCGTTAATCTTAGCTATTGTTTTTCTTCGCTCTGTCTCATAGATGTCAACAAATACCTTATTGCGAAACTGCTTGTTACCATACTTGTTGATGTACCATGTCATGAACCGTGCTTCATTCTTTTTGCCTTTCAGCGTTGATGACTTGAACATACCGTTCTTACTCATCCATTTAAAGATCCGCTTATCAAAACCCATATACTTTGAGCCTTTGCGTGGTCCCCTGCCTGTCTGTAATACGCTGATCCAGTATGGTACTAATATGCCAGCCCCGTCCGTGCGCTCGTCAATGGTGAACATTTTCATCACAGAACCAGGTATCTTATTCCCGGAGTACATATTCTTAGTACCGATGTTCTGTATCAGTTGCAGCAGTTCAGGCTTTATGAGTTGAGCTAAATTCATAAACAAGGATCTCGTAATTCATTGAATAAATAGTACAGGTCAAGGGTCATAACCCACCCTATGACATTAGCATCGTATTTGTTCTCAGTAATCTTCTCAACACTCACTGGTCCCACACTCTTAAATATAGCCTCCCCGATTATCCTTATGATAATGTCCTTACAGATATTCAGCAGGGTTTGAAGCCGCACCTCATTGTTATCTGCGTTGTCCTCAAGGCTTACTTGTTTTGATACTTCGATATACAGGGGTGCATAATGCTCATGTATAGCGTTCGCTCTAACCTCGAGGGTCATGGTGTTAAGCTGGGTTATAAGTCCTATGATGTCGTCCTGATCTGATTGATCTGTATACAGGTTAGCAAGCCGGTCCTGTTCATATAGAACAAGGGTACATCCTGAGGCTGTTAGTATTGTTTTAAGTGCTGCGGTTATCATCTTTTATCAGTTCATTATATTCTTCAATCCATTCAATATCTATTTCCATTCCTGTATTATAATATCTTGTAATAGCTCCACATACTTCATTAAATCGTTTCGCCTTAACATTCTCTTCATGTATTTTTCTGGGCATTAATCCTATTGGAGGTTTTTCTCTCATAATTTCTATGTTTTTAGTTTATTTTATCCACTGTTGTTTTGATCCGTTTGAGTTTTGCTGAACATGAAAGTCTAACTCTGATAAATATATATCATCTGCATAGTTATTAGCTACTGATACATCCCGTGTTAATGAGCATACCAGTATGGAGCTTATCTTCTTACCTGTTCCTACAATATCTGCAATCTCAATATAAAAATGCGTGTCTGCTGCAATGTCCTGTACATCATATGTTACACTTACAGGCGTTTCCACCGGGAATGCTTCATCTACATTAGCCCATGAATAAGTGAAGTCTAACTTTATATTCTCAGCCCCTCCACCTGCTCCGGCCGTTGGTATGATAACATGTACATGAAAATAAATCATTGATCCCTCTTCGTATGAGTGTGGAAGCTGTACATTAAATGCTACTGCATTATCCAGATTGTCTGCGAACGCCTGAACTATTCCGCCCTTGAAGGCTGTTACTGTTGGCTCCTTTCCTAGTATCTTAGACACTCCTGCTGCCGGTGTGCGTAGGTCATCCATGCCAGACAGACCATACCTCTTTGATCCTTTAGCAGGTTGCCTACCAGCATTGAAGTTGTAATATCGTTTATCCCTTTTCGGCATTGAATTTATTTCCCTGATATTGCTGTTACTCCTTTACCGTCTGATTCAATAGTAAAGTTCTCAGACCATGTGGCCACTAAAATATTATCAGCGTAAAGTCTATGAAGGTTAGCTGGATACGATTCTAGTCTGCATCTGCTTTTACAAAACATCTCAAAATCTTCTCTTGTTTCAAACTCGTGTCCTAATTCTTTAAAACGTTCAATTATCTGAGCTTCTCTTGCTCTCGTTAGTCTACAGGAGGTTTGTTCTATTAATTTAACAATAGAATCTGTCGCAATAGTCGGATGATCTTCAAGTAATGTGAATTTGTCTATCTCTTTCATTTTGTGAATTTTGATTTGTTCTTTGGCTTATCTTTCATTAACTCCATATACCTTTCATTGAATTCATTAGTCTCTTTTTGGATCATGAACCTGACCAGGCATTCATTATAAGGTGTCAACAGTACTTCAGGGATAGTTATTTTCATTGCATCTCGTAGGAAATCAAGCGACATCATTTCAGAGAATACGTCAAGCTTCTCAATACCTGCTGCCAGTTCGAGCTTAGAAGGCTCTCTATGAAGCAGTTTGGTTTCCCGCTCTGCTGTCTCGCTTATCAATTCAACTAAGTGCATAGCTACCGGATATAGTTCGTTGACCTTGCAAGTTAAAACTTTATTTCCTAATAACGTACATTTATCTTCATCCCACTTCCGTCCTGTGACTATCGGATAGTAGTATCCATTAATAATTCTAAGGATCAAACCGACGTCTGTAGGCTCCTCCCTGGTAAGGTAAACACGCTGACCGTAACAGATACTATCGGTGAACTCTTCCATCGTTGCAGGGATGCTATACCTCTTGCGCCCTATCTTAACCTTATCGGGTAGCGGCAGCTTAATCAGTCCATCTGCAAGCCCTGCGTACTCATTCAGGTCAATCAGCATGTCCTTAAGCCTGAGCCTTTCTATTGTTTTTATTAATGCCATACCTGGGATCTTGAGAATCGTTCATGCTCCATCACTACATACCTCAGTGCGGCTAATCCGTCTGGCTCATGTCCTTCTGGTTCTGGGATTATCTTTCCGTTAATATCAACCTTCCAGAACCATTTTTCAATACCGTTTTTCATGCTGATTGATCGCTTGGTTAAAAATATGTTGTAACCTCTGGTCTTATTGATCCCGTCAATCACTGATCCAGGAGTCTTTTTAACGCCCCTTACGTTGTAGAAATGCTTCTTAAGGTCTCTGATCTCAGTAGCCCCTGCACTGTCAGCGATGATTATCTGCCCTTTATTGTGCTCAACAAATAACATCTGATCGACAATAGACATCCTTTCAGATCCTTTTATCTTCTCAGGCATCAGGTTGTTTAGTGAAAACACTTCATCAACATATAAATTGTCATCCTTTTTCCATATGTCAATCAGAACAGTTGGATCTGGTGATACCCCAAAGTCCATACCTGAAGGGATACGCCTTGCGTCATCTGGTGGTTTCTCTATCCAGCTGTATGAATATATCCGCCTCTCAGAGTAATAACCTGTGTTACCAAGCCCGTACACCCTGAACCATTCCGTATTGTCCTTTCTTGATAGTATGTAGTCAACCTCTGATTGAGGACACATCTCGTTATCAATATATGTAACTATGATCTGATTACTGATTGAATTACCTTTATCATCTTTTAATTTAGGAACTTCAGTATGCGCCCAGAATTCAAAATCAGGGTTGTAATCCAGGTATACATCACCGTGTGTTCTGCCTATATACGTGGATGCAACCTCCCATCCCATCTTGTTGCACTCGTTCAGGTATAGCTTATTCCTCCGTTTAGACTTACCAGCCTGCCTTCTGATATCAGATATATACCGGAACTGAATAACTCCCCCACAATGAAATAAATTATGTTCAGTCTTATTGTAATCCCGGTCCCAATCCAATCCCATCTCATCGTATAGGAATTTGAAGTCAGCTATTGCACCGTCCTTTAAATTATCGTAAGTGTTGGACATCACGGTTGTAATGTCCTTGTCTCGCTGGCAGTCCTCAAGTAGTATCTGAGCTATAGATATGTTCTTACCGGCACCCTGGCCTCCCTGAACTACTTTAATCTTAGCTTTGATGTCTCTGATCTTGTAATATGTGGATGTCCTGGAGATCATTTGTCTGGGAATTGCTTTGAGACATTCTTGTATTCGACCACGTCCATCTTCTTTACTTCCTGCTCTTGCCTATCTTTATAACCATGATGATTAGTTAAAACAAACTTTGTCATAGCTGGTTGAAGTCTATCTGCAACGCCATATTTAACTAACTTTATTTCTTGTATTTTACCAGCTTTCCTAATCAACTCACTAAACGACGTAAATTTTTTAGTTAAATAACTTATAATATTGGGGTGTAAATCTCTTTTAATAATAAGGTACTCTTCAAAGAATATATTCCCTTTATCTTCACTCTCCTCTGTTTTCTCATTTAACCATTTAATTAAATCCTCACCCAGTTCAATAGCTCTTTCTTCCGGCCATTTTTCTTGTGGTTGATAATCGGAGCTAAATTGCTTACCGTCCTCTGGTCTTATATTTCCTTTTCCGCCCGGCATTAGTTTATTTCGTTAATCCACTGTTCGTGGAAATTATATAGTCCTTCACTGTTTGCAAACAAGTACTGTTCTATTCTTGCATTAATAGATAAATTCCCGGATCCTTCGATCACATAATTATTTGAATCTGTCTTTATTGCTATTACTTTCGCATGATTGTTCTCAATCTTTATTTGCCATTTTTCTGATTCATGTGATTTTAATACATTCCACCCTTCTCTTTGCATCTTTGGATATCCGTCATTTACCAGGAATGTTATTTTATTTATTCTCCCCTGATTCTGAATTGACTTTATCGTATTGATAACCTTTTTGCCTATCCGATATACGGCAATGTATAATTTCAGAATTATTTCTTTGTCTGCTATTGCGGCAATAAAGTCAAATGAATTAACGGCGTTTTTTGTTATTATATGAATATACTCATCTTGTTTTGGCATTTCTGTCAAGGCAGATAATTTCCTTAGTGATAGGGCTGTGATTTCTCCGGGAATTAAAGTAACAACATTATTTTTAAAGTTACTTATACCTATTCCTTTTGCTTCTAAAAGAATAGAATTATCTTTTCGCCTTTGGCTTTGCTGTTTAAGCATATGGCAAAGTTACACTTTTTTTTTAATACAAAAAGCCCCGGAAACCTATCCGAGGCCAAAACCAACCTAATCAATTGAGAACAAATTGCATACAAATATAATCAATTAATCAATGCGAGTCAATTATTTTTTTAGGATCTTGGACATCTGCGACCCACATAATAGATTGAGGTTCCCCATAGCCAGATAATTGATCCATTAAATCTTCTAAATCTTTAGCTATGAAATGCATTGCTACTGTCATACCATAAATTTCTACTTCGTAAATTCTCATGCTTTCTATTTTTAATTAATATTTGGCTATTTCTCTTTTACTACTTTCCACCAATGAGACCAACCCGTAGTTGATATGCTTATACCTTTTTTTGTGTCATTATTAAAGTAATAAGCATGTTCTTCACTATTAAGAATAACACAATAAGAAGAATGATCAAAAAAATTAGAACTGGGTACAAAATACTTATACGCTATATCCTTACATTTTAGGTCTTCACGCTTGCAGGGCTTGAGGTAGAGGGGTTCGGTGTAAAGGTCGCTCTCTTTATCTTCATCACATCCCGCATAACCAAGATAAGGAATACCTCCATGCTGTTTATATGAACCCAATACATTTTTCCCGTCAGGTGAAACAAGTTCTAATTCACCACCACAATCCTCAAACTTAATGTTCTCAGGCACTCGAATAAGTTCTGATTCCTCTTTGTACATTTTTACTAATCCAGATAGCATTTCAGATTTAATGTTATCTCGAATAAAATCGTAAAACTTTTTTTTTTCTTTCCTTGTTAATTTCATGATCTCTGTTTTAGTTTATATTTCTCAAACCCATAATCTTTCTAATATGCTTTTCACTAACTTTGTTCTCTTTGCAGATCCCTTTGATTAGCTTATCGACATGAATTGTCCTGAACTCCTTTTTGTTATGGAAGTTACAGAAGCTATACCCTGACATTACAGTTGAGGGCGCAACGTTTAATGCCTCTCTGATGTCCTCGATTGTCTTAGCTATGACTGCAGATGTTTCCTTTGGCGTTCTCATTTAATATTCTTTTTCAACGTTCTCCACTCCCTATACGTTATCCCAAGTCTTTTGCATTCCCTGAGTATTTTCCGGGTATTCAACATGTGAGCTATGCCGCCGATAAATACGTAAGCGATACAGATACATGTCAATATTGATAGGATTTTACCCGGCATTTTGGAAAGATCATAGTCATGATTAAATGATAATATCAATAACCCAGCTACCGTAAAGCCAAAGATTGTTATCATAACTCCGCCGGCCTTCCTGAGTACTCCCAACAGCCAGACTTCTCTGAACTGCCTGACCGCTTCTATTCTTTGTTCGTGTTGTGTTTTCATAATTATTTATTTTTTAGTTCTTGCATGTAATTATCAGTTACTGCCTCTG